CGCCAATAGTATCTGACCCACTACTATTTATTATCATCTTGTTATTAGCATCAGTCATATAATTATATTTAAGATCCATAATAGTGCCACTAAAACAACTATCAAACAACATAACTAATTTCACATCTTTTTTCAGATTAGTACGAATTAAAGCATATAAGTCGTCATCTAAAATACATGAACTAACACTGGTTGCGTCTAAAGGAACAATTAATTCATCCAGACCATCCAACTCATCTTTATTTACATCACTCGTATTTGTCCCATGACCACTAAATAAGAAAAATAAATTGTCACCCGATTTAGATTCAACTAACAACTTGGATAATTCATTCATAATGTTTTGTTTGGTGGGTTTGTTAGTTGTGTTATCTGTCAATAAGGTAAACACTTTATAATTCAATTTGCTAGACAAGTGTTGTTGCATATTACTAGTGTCATTAATACATCCATAAAGCTCATTTGCCGTGTTAGTATAATTTATTCCAACTAACAACGCCTTTTTATTGGTCGCTTTAATAGAGGCTATCAACTCTTCTTTTCGTCTGTTATATTCTACAGTAAGTTTTTTAACGGAGGCGTTGTAATTTTGGGTAGTATTCGACAACAATATTTGCTTCACTGGTTTTGAAATGCTTAATTTATTTATATTATTTACGTTTGCTTTCAAAGCAACACCTAAATTTGTTAGTGTGCGATTATAATTGGTTGTTAGTTGCTCTAATTGGAAGTCTACATATACTTGGTTTGGAAAATTCATTATATATTATCGCACTAAAAAAGATAACGCCAAAAAATTTATGTTTTATTTCGTATACTTATTGTGTATACTTATTGCGTATACTTATTGCGTATACTTATTGCGTATAAGTTATTGAATTGTTCAGTTCCGATTGCTTAGTAGCCTTTTCTTGTGCGGTTATATATGCTTCGCGTTCAGATTTAATTTGGTCAACGCTTTTGACACATCCACGTGTAGCTAAATTATAGTATACAATAGATGAAATCAAAATAGCGGTATACACATACCATAAGGCTTCCCCTATATTATCTTTCAATACAACTAAATTTAATAGATTTTGTTTTATTTCCATATTATCATATGAACCTGGGGTCATTAAGGGTTTAAGTGTTGTCCATATGTCTAAAAAATTATCGGGATTTATTTGGTTAATTAATATGGATTTGTTCCCGCAAATTTTTATAATGGCTTCTGCCGCCTTTGTTAGTTCATTCTTTTGATTTGCATCCGTAGTATTTTCAATCATTTCATTCAGGTCACTACCTAACAATATTTTGCCGAATATTTCGTTGGCGCCACCCGCAACCGCATAATACCCAATTACATCCGCAAACGCGCTTTTAAAGCCAGGAAATATTATTAAAACAGCTAATAAAACACCAAAAATAAGTATCCAAGGAATAAAGGTAAATAAGGCAGCCGTAAATATGTTTTTATCTAAAGAACCCCCACACGTAGACATTAAATAACCTATATTTAACAACAACTGACTAACAACGATTATACCCAAATAAAATGCTAAACTTTTCATATGTTTAGAAAAATAATCAGATTTATTTGCGTCATTAATTAAATGCTCTAATGTTAGTTGTGGTTTACCCCCCATACTCGGAAAAATAAAATAAAGTATTGTAATAATTACAAACAATATTAATGATTGAAAAGAGATATCCATATAGTAAATTGGTATAAATTATTTTTGTTTTTTAAAGTTATTTATTAATGGATACTATAAATAAACCAATGTTAACTGAACCTGGTGTCAAGTATTTCATAAATGAAACTCTTAAACAATGCCATTTATTTAAAGAGCATCATAAAAACCTGATATTTAATATCGGTCTGTTTATATTGTTCGTCATAGTTTTAGCAGTATTTTTAATTTATAAGTACAAAGGCAAACTAACACCCGAAGAAATGGAAGAAAAAGAAACCATCAAGAAACAATACATATTATCCAAAATAAAAAATTACCAAGATGCAAAAATAAGAGCACAGCAAGAGTTAATAACCGGGTTACCACACTGGGACACGGAATTATAAATTATGTTCTAGAATATCATTTGTTAGTATCTTTATGACTGCATCGGTATGTTGTTCAATATGATATGGTCTGTCGATATACACCCTTGAACATTTAAAATGGCACGCTTAATGCCAAAAATAAATAATATGATAAATTACATAAAAATATTTATCATACTATACTAACTATGAATGTTGATGAACTAATAAACAAATTAAAAATTACAGAGGAAGAAAATAAAAAATTACAAGATGAACTAATTCAAACCAAAGAACATCTCAAAAAATATACTTCCCCATCTAATATGAAAAAATATTACCAAAATCATAAAGAAGAAATCATAAAAAAAGTTAAAGAATACAAAAAAAATAATAATTATAACCCTATTATAGATGCTGAAAAAAGAAAAGAATATAATAAAATAGCATACAAAAAAAGAAAGGAGAAGAAAGAAAAGGAAGAGATAGAAATCCAAAATATTTAGGATTAATAAATTATTTATATAAAAAATTACTTAAATAATTATCTTTAGTAAATATATAAAATGGTGAAAAAGAAGAAGTTGAAAGACGAATTCAAAGAGTTTAGGAATAATGATAAATCAGCATACAAAACTCTCAAAATACCACTCAAATCTGTTTTACTTAATCGGGATTTAGTTCAACCTGTAATAAACAATCTTGTTTTTGAAATGAATGATTTAATGATACATTCTTACCAGTTTATCCGTTTGTATGTGTTGAATTGCTATTCCAATAAAACGGCTTTGCCTGAAATTGATAATACATTTATTTTGTATTGTATCAAATCATTAGGAACACGAAGCAATCAAGGTGTGAAAAGTAAAAATACAGAACTACTTGATAAGTTAGAGAAATTTTATTTGGAAGAATACCAACCTACAATAAATCACGACAAAACGAATTTAAAAAATACTACTTTTTTATTGCCCTATTTAGCAACACAAATCCATACTTCTTTATCTAATAACGCACAAGAACATTTTATCCAGCACTTTTTGAGATTTATTAACAAAACAACCACAAATATAACCGAAGATAAATCTATTTTATTCAAGTTGAAACATCAATTAATGACTTTGAATAATGAAACGGATGAAATATTCAATGAATGGAAAATTACTCATTTATCTAACATTTTACCAACCAATATTACCAAGTCAGTTTATTATGATGTGAAAGTTAGACCATTTGAATATTTGAAAGGAATGTTGTATATGAATGAAGTATTGGAAAAACAAGAAAGTAAATTGTTTCAACCCTTACCGTTACGAAACAATATTGTTCCAAAACATATAATTTTGGATACAGCGAGTTTGGTGAGTTTATTCTGTCCAGCCAATAAAACAGATGGAATAAAAAAGGGTGAATTACATAAAAACCTCAAAGAAAATCAACACGATATTTGGAATGCCTTTTTGAATTTGAACCATAAAATATTTAGAAACCAAAATTACCAATTTCACCATCAAATACAAACTGACGGAGTATCTTGTTGTTTGTTGTTTATTAGAAAAGATTTGAAGGATAAAAAATGGGGTTCAAGAGTTCCAGTGATTCCAGACCAAGACTTTTATGGTATTGAAGATTTATCCAAAGAACAATTGGATACAATGAAAGATAGGAATATCGTTGGATGCGACCCTGGAAAACGTAGTTTGGTTTATATGATGGATAAAAATGGGAAGAAACTACAATATACAGCATCACAACGAAAAATAGAAAGTTACGGAAAAAGAAACCAACGAATATTATTACAAGAAAAGAAAAAGCATAAAATTATTGAAAAAGAAACTCATTTATCATTTCAAAATAGCAAGTTGGTTGATTACATCAAGTTCAAAAAATATTTGGTAGAAAAGGATAAACTAAATAAAAAAGTTAGTGAATTTTACAAGAAAGAAACTTGGAGGAAAATGAAATTTAGACAATATAGTTATGGTAAGAAAAGCATTGATAATTTCCTTAATAAAATCCAAGAAACCTTTGGTTCAAACATTCTAATTGGTTATGGAAATTGGAGTAGAGATACACAAATGAAACATTTTATGCCTACGATGAATAAAGGATTAAGGAAACAAATCCATAAAAGATATGATACAATAACAATCAATGAATTCAATACCAGTAAGAAATGTTGCGATTGTTATAATGAACTGAAACATTACAGAGATAAAAAGAATAAGGAAGTATATCGTCTTTTTGTGTGTTCTAACTGCGTGAGTTGCCAAAACAAACAAAACGTATTTAGAACGCGTGATGCGAATTCCGCAGTAAATATAATGAACTTAACTACTTGTTGGATAAAAAATCAAACAAGACCAGAAGAGTTTAGCAGAGCATCGTCTTTCACTTGTTTTGGAGAAACAAGAAAAGGTAAGGCAATCGTTGTTAAAGCCAAAGTAAATCGGTAAGCACAACTATTGATTTTACACTTTTGAAATTTTTTATTTTGGCATTAAGCGTACCATTTTAAATGTTCAAGGGTGTAAAAGGTTTGAACATGGTTGTTATTTATAGAATAATCAGTTGTCTTGGTACGCAAATAACGAATATCGTTCACTATTTGGTCTATAATATAATTTTGGTTTTCAAATAATTCCATTACTTCCGAGGCTGAATCGGGGTCATTTAATAATAATCTGTTGCCAAGACTTTTATAGGCTATCAATTTATTTATTACATTGTAGTGATTTATTAGATATGGACTAACAAACCGATAATAATATAGATTATAATAGAAGCCAATGTTAGTTACGATTGTATTCATAGTAAACAAGTATAGACGATTTATGGTAGTTATTAATCATTTCAATTTTTATACTATTTTTAGCGATATAAGCCAAAATTAGAATAATATATAAATATATTCTATAATGAATAATAACAATTTTACACTTATTGAATCAATTAATGAATATTATAAATTAAAAAACAAATACGAAACAAAATACTATGAAAAATATGTGCAACCAATAGTTACCAGTAATCTGTCAAAAAGAGAAAAAAGGGTAGCCTATTCTAAATTACCCAAGCCCGAATGTGTCAACTGTAAAAAGAATGTCGGCACTATATGGGAAGTTAAAGTCAATGATGATGACCAGATGAAAACTTATAAAGCGAAATGTGGCGATTTAGAACATCCTTGTCCATTAGATATACATATAATTTATACAATTACTAGCCCGTTATATGATTTAATTACGAACGAATATCGCGATGTTGAAAAAACGAAATTGGATATAATTAAAACGAAAAATAATGCTTTATTTTTTAATAAGAATGTGCAAAATGAATTCAACGATTTATTAGAAACGTTGAAAATGGAGACAAGTGCGCTTGGATATTATGTAGAGAGCAATATTGTCCGTAACTACAATCCCGAAAAACACAAATTGTTGAAACAGACAATTCAAATTTTCGGTAAAGAATATCTATTGCCCTTTAAACAAATGGTTAAAGAATATGAAGAAACTAACAATGTAGTAATAATGAATAATGCGGTCTCATTTTATGTAAATGAAATGATACCCAAAATAAAAGAAATACAATCGTTGAAATATGAAGTAAATGTTGTTGAATTCGACGAATTAGAAAATGTGTATAAACTAATACAGTTAGAAAGTTTATTAGAACGCAACGAGTTTTATTTTACGATAGACAATGAAGCAGTTGTTAAATTTGTAACAGGTGTAAAAGACGACCAATCAAGCGAGGATACTGGATTAGTTGTGCGCAAGAAACGAAAAACAGAAAAAGTGAGACCTGACGACGGCACAAAGAAGAAACGCAACAAAACCGTAAAGAAGCCCGCGGGGACGATTGTAATAGACGATGATTTATATGAAGGACCATAGAAGAATAAGTTTTTTATTTTTTATTTTATTTTTTGTTTTATTGTTAGTTAAGGGCAAAATAATATGTATATAAGTTATATGATAAGTGATTATATATCGTTGCCTATTTTTTTGATAAGTTTTGCACTTGGATTATTTTGCATTTATGTTGTCGGACCAGACATAAAAACAGTCTACGTTTATCCTAGTCCAGAAAATTATATGAAAACACAATACAAAGATAATGCAAATCAGTGTTTTGAATTTAAACCAATTGAAACGAAATGTCCACTAAATCCGTTCTCTATAAAAACTATTCCCATCCAATAATTATATATTATTTTATACTAACATAGTATATAAATGCATCTAGATAAATTTGTACACAGTAAAACTGGTAAAATAATTATGTCTGTTTTGTTGGGAATTGGGTTAGCCACCTTTTTTAGAACAGTGTGTAAGGGGAAACGCTGTAAAATAATATCGTCCCCACCTTTGACCGAAATAGATGGACAAACTTACAAATTTAACGATAAATGTTATACATTTGAAAAACAAAATAAACCCTGTCAGGCAAATAAAAAGACGGTAAAAATTGCGTAATTATTCATTTTGACGAATCTTTAGATAATATAATATGGCTGACATTAATACAACTAGTATTCATGATTTACCAACAGAAGCGTCTGTAGGGGGCTCTATTGGTGGAACAATAGGAGGAGGAGTATCGGTAGACCACCCGCCCAATTCATCCATTACTCTTGACGACAAATCTATTAGTCAAATAGTTAACGGAATTCAACAAGCTAGTTTAGCAGGGGCAACACAATTACCCAGCAGAGACATTCCTTTACAAACAGAGCAACTAACAAATGATCCGCAAATACAACCGAATTATATTCCCAAACCATCGCAAAAGGATATCGATTATATAAACGACAGCAATACAAATAACATAAACGAATATTACAGAGCTGAAAAAAATCAGCATACATTAGACGATTTATATGACGAATTACAAGCGCCATTATTATTATCTGTATTGTATTTGTTATTCCAACTGCCTATTTTTAGGAAAACAGTGTTCACCTATTTGCCGTTTTTCTGTAACACAGACGGGAACTATAATTTTAATGGATTTGTGTTTACTTGCGCCCTATTTGGTTTCATTTATTATTCATTAACAAAAACGGTAAAATATTTTAGCAAATTTTAAAATAACCTAAGTATATGTTATTGCAACAAATTTCAGAAACACAAGCCGACCTAATAAAATCATTCGCTTTATTTTATTTGTTGTTAGTTGGGAACTATGTTGGACAAAGCATTTTTACATGTGCGCAAATAAATGCCATTAAAAAACATAAATGGCTACCACTGTTAATCTCGTTTTTCCTATTTTATTTCTTAGTTACCGTAATATCGGACACCGGTAAGGTGGAATTCGTCCCACCCATAGAAAAATTAATTAACTCGATATTTTATTTTATGGGATTTTTAATATTAATGCGTTTAGACATAACAATATCGGCATTGGTGTTATTATTAATTTTCGTGTTGTATTTTTTAGAACTCAATAAGGATTTTTATTTAGATGTGGGTGCAAGCATAACTAACAAACAAGACCAAGATATATACAACGCAAATAAGTATTGGATAACTTTTAATTACCCTTATAAAATAAGATTGTTTCAAGTGAAACCCAGTGATTTCGATATTATTAACCTGGTTGAAAGCGTGATTTATTACATTATTATAGCCTTGTTAGTTATAGGGTTTATATCTTATGGTGGGGAAATCCACGATACTGTTAAAAATAGCAACTTAACTTGGTTCGATGTTATTACAGATACTAACATTTGCAGATTACAAAATAAAAAAAGTATTTTGCATTATTTGACCGCGGGAATAGGCATCAAATTATAATATATCAAATAAACTTAAATACATTTCGCTAATGATATTAATCCATGTCAGGAATAGAGAATTTAATGTTACAATTAAAAATGATGTCCTTTAATCAAATTAAAACGGGTAATTCCGCTATAGATACGATAGTTATGACGTTAGTATTATCGTGCATTACTTTCGCTTGTCATTACATAAATAATAATATAATGCCGTTACTAATTAAAATGAGTGACATCTCATTTATGCATTATATGTATCATACATATATTGTTGAATATGAAGGCAAAATAGCATCTATGAGTAATGTTTATGACAGTAAATTAAATCAAACCAAGATTTTCAGCGATCGATTTAGTGCATTATGGTCGCATATTATTAATAATGTGGGTGATAACAATTCTATAAGGGTAATTAAAGAATACTCATTTGAAAATCCGTCCAACATAAAAGCAAATACTAGCATTCCAGATATAGATAGTGGCACCTATGTGGTAATTCAACGGGAACGGTTTATTATATCAGAAAAACTAGGCATTTACGCGTATACATTTATTCAAAGTGAAACACAAGAGCCCGATAAAACAAATCGCACTGGATTTAACAAGATTGAAAAAATTACAATACAGTTGGTGTCTCATAAAAGTAATGTAAGCACCATTAAAAATTTTGTGGATAATATTACACGCGAATATAAATCGTCCATTGAAGAACTCAGAGAAAACAAACGATACATATACACATTAAGCAAAACAACACACGAAATCAGTAAATGCGAAATGTGGGACGAAATTCAGTTTCTAAGCACTAGAACTTTTGCAAACATATTTTTTAATGAGAAGGAAAATATCATAGCCAAGTTGGACTTCTTTTTAAATAACAAGGAATGGTATTTTAATAAAGGAATTCCCTATTCCATCGGAATAGGTATGCACGGACCACCTGGAACAGGGAAAACATCCTTAATTAAAGCGATTGGAAACTATACCAACCGTCATGTGGTAATCATATCTTTGAAAATGATAAAAACACGGTCTGAATTGAACAGCATATTTTTTGAAGACCGTTATAATTTAGATAATAAAAAGGGCAGTATTGGGTTTGATAAAAAAATTATTGTATTTGAAGATATTGATTGTGTCGGGGATATAGTTATGAATAGAAACAAAAAGAAGGAAAAGGACAATGATAAGCTTAATTCGGTTATTAAACTGAAAAACAAACTCAATTTAGAAGAATTGTCGACTAACGCCAATATAAATATAGACGAATTAATAGAGACCATTACATCATCCACCTCGGATAAAAAAAGCGAGACAAATAAACTATTAAATATGGAAGCGCCTGTAACATTAGACGATATCTTAAATTTGTGGGATGGGATACGTGAAACGCCTGGAAGAATAATGATTATATCATCCAATCATTATTATGATTTAGATCCCGCATTAATTCGTCCAGGTAGAATAGATGTAACCTTAGAATTGGCTAATGCATCACGTAAAATAATAAATGAAATGTATGCGCATTTATTTGGCGAACCTATAGATACGGATAAACTAACAATGATTGAAGATATGTTTTATTCTCCTGCGGAAATCATCAATATTTATATGAATACAAATAATGATAAAAATACGTTTGTTGCTAGATTGATGCAAAATAAACATATCTAAAAGAAAAAACCTTTCTTCTTTTTAGTTCTATTTTTGCGTTTTCGTTTGCTGGAAAATGTTTTAATTGTATTCGATTTTGCTGGTGAATTCGCTTGAGTATTCGCCTTTTTACTTGATTTCGCACTAACATTTGTATCACTAGGTCTATATCTTAAAAACCATTCGTCATATTCTTCTCCCTTTTTATTTTTTAGTTCATTATATTTATTCGCTTTTTCGGCTCTCATTTCCTCCACAGTTTCTTGGTGTCCCATACAATTAATACTAAATCGTTTAAGTAATCCTTTTTGTGCTAATCTGTTTTTTTCCTGCACATCAAACAAATAATTACTCATACATAATATGCGGTCTTTATCATAATAAGGACGATCCGCATATAAAAATGCTAACCAAAAACTAAGCATGGTATCGATGGTAGCAATTTTTATGTCATATCCGTAATCTTTTATAACATTATAACTATGACACGCCAATGGCTCATAAACAAATGCAATAGTATCTTTACCAACTTTAATTTCATAATGTGGTGCAATAACTTCACCTACGCCTGGTCGCTTAATGATTTTCACATTTTTAACACCTATATCAGATAATCGTTCTCTCACTATTTGGACAGTTAACATGGGTTCTTCAGACAACACATCGAAATCGGGTATTTTTTCTAATTGTTTTTTTAAATGTTTCGGCATATATTCTGAATACCGCGATAATGCATAACCGCCAAAAAATACCACGCCCTGATCAATAAATGTCTGCTGTACATTTTCATAAATATTGTCGGCGTATTCGGAATCATTCATTTGGCGTTGAAATTTAACGTTGGCGCATTGTTTAGCGGTTAAAGGATAATGTTTGTTTAATAGTGTTAAACGTTTTAATACTTTTTCCCAACGACTTGTATCGCCAGCTGGACGCGATAATTCCAAAAACATATTCATACGCAACAAATTGGGCGGTGAGTATAATATGCCTGCAACTTTAATAGCGTCACGTTTAATACTGTTAAATAAATCTTTGGGAATTTGGGTTATATCAGCCACAGGTATAAAATTTACAAAAACTTTGTAAGTGCCATGATGTTGTCCCGATTTACCCTCGACTTCTTGAAACCCACTAGATGCATATATGTCCACCAATTCTTTAGCATCTTTAAGTGCAGTTGAACTGTAAAAATCATAATCGGGAATTTCAACATCGGTGTTATAAAATTGGTCTTGTTTAGGCAATTCATTATTTATGGCAGTTCCACCATAGCAAATTAATTGTTTTTTTCTTAAAAAGTTTTCAACAATGCCTATAATATGTTTAATTTCAGGTGAATTAACTGTTTGTCTGCCTTGCTGTTCTTCCGCTTTATCCACGGCTGCTCTTAATATCGCCAATTCGCAATCGTTAAATGTCATATTTTTATCACATATTTCTTTCATATATATATTACATCTAAAATATACTGTTGTAAAAGAGTATAAACGTATTTTACAATATTTATGTATGGCTTCGCGCATGTTATAATAAACGATTTACGTAACAAATTGCTTGCAGGATTACAAACATATAATCCTAAACATTGCGTTCAATTTAATGACACACGAATTCATACGTATTACATATCTATCAATCGGACTACTTATTTAGTACTTTATGGTGTTAGTGATGATTGTGATAGAGTTGTGTTGTGTAATAATGATGCTATAAAAGAAGATATAACAACTGACAAAGGGTTGGATTTGTATGCAAATACCAACGAACGATTTAAGCTAGAGGAAGACAATTACATCATTTTGGATATAAACTTGGCAGTATTTTTAGAAGAACTGTATTTGAGTATAGATGACTTGTTACTAATTATAAAAAGTCGTCTATAACATTACTTATGAGATACATAATATCCACAATTTATGCACTTTTGTGTCTTATTTCCATCGTTGGTAACCATTATGTTTGGTTTTGCACAACAGCTATGTTTTACACCTTTTAACATTTCAAACGCCATTTATTTATAAAAAAATTGAAATGCTTTTATAAATAATAAATACTATTAAAGAGACAAAAATGGATACTTTTAAAGAGACAAAAATGGATACTATTAAAGAAACTCAACCTAAAAAACGAATTAATGTTGAATATGTAGTTTATAACCCACAACCGCTACATAAACCCAAATACTTACATAATTTTGGAGAAGACAATATTATGATTAATTATGTTAATCTAAAACGCGGAACATATGTGAAAAAAATTATAACAAAAAATAAAAAATAAAAAATAAAAAACAAATATACTTATTAAATCGGCATTTGAAATGTAAAAAGGTGTAATATTTCACGAACACTGAATGTTTTACTTTTATTTACTTGCTCTTGCTTTTGGTCTGATGGCTTACTATAGGACTTCATCCATTCGCTGTCATTGCTTGTGTCATTTAATTCCATTTGTCAATTACTTAATTATGTAGGGGTGTCTTTAAGTTGTTTTATATTTTCTATTTTTGTTTTTATTGATACACACATTTTCCATAAAAAAATATACGTATTTATATAAGTAAATTCTAAATTACTATTTGCAACATAGTATATAAATCGAAATCAAAATCAAAATCTAAATAGTGAAATTATAAAAATCAGATTGCACATTTCTAGGTGCAAAAGCCAACTCTTTATTTTGTGGTGGCGGTAATGGTATCGTAACAGGTATATAACGTAATTTTTCTGGTTTTAAAACAAACGCATAACCATTCTCATCAAAAAAGACATCATTCACTTCTACATTGGTGTCTATTTTTTGATAACGCATTCCTAACATTTGAACACCCATTTCTTGCATTACAACCGTACTGGGATTATCTGGATTGGACCCTTTATCAGGCATTCCTATAGTCATGTTTTGTTTATTAAAATCGATGAGTTCATTCATATCGGTAGTATATTTAATATCATAATAATGTAATGCTCTCATAAATATGGAATTACTTGTCATATTAATAAATTTATAAAACTCAGGACATTCTAAAAAGGCTACGTTAGTTCTATCTACAATAATAACCACTTTACCCATTAATTTTCTCAATTCTACATCGCCGAAATTTTTACCATAATATTCGGAATCATAGTCTTTACTCAACAATATGGCGTCATATTTTTCCAATAGTTTCGCGAAATTCTGATACATAGCTTGATTGGTGCTTTTAATACGGAGATGAATAATAATTGGATCCAATGCATTAGGTGCATTGGATGTCGAAAAAGCATAATCACGAATTACATTCATAACATCTATGAACTTAATATAGTCGAACGTTTCTTTAATATAATAACTATCGCTGGTTGATGTCGCGACGACGGGTTGTTCATCTATAGAAAAAATTTCAAAGTCAAGACCTCGCACACCTTGTTTTAACAAATCTTTCATTACACATAAGCCCACATAATCATTCGTATAATTGCCACCGCTACAGCAGTTGTATGCGGTCTTAATATAATAGTCTTTAAAGGTGTAATTAAATTGTTCCGAATTATCAATAGATTTAATTTTGCCATTTAATGTTCCATAAATAGAATCCATTTTTTTGCAATTTTGGCTTTTTAAATTACTATAATAAACAAAATAGATAAGGGCAATTAAAATAATCATAAGAGAGACTACGGATATTAATACAACAGACGTGGATTCTTTTAATTCGGATAATGATTTAATTGCATTTGTAGCCATTTCTTTTATTTGTTTAGTAGCATCCATATTATAATATACTTTTAAAAAAAAGTATAAAGCCAATTTATCATTTGTTATAGCAAATGATAGATTTTATAGTATTGAGTGTAATTATTTCTACGACCGCGATTACCGTAAACATGATTAATCAAGGAATAACTTCCGCTTATTATAATGATAATGGGCGCAACATTGTTATTGTTCCAATAGCAACGCCAATTAACTAACAAACATATTTAGTTAATTTCCTAAAATAGTATATTGCGACGAATAAGTAATTAAAAATATATTATTATACTATAAATATGGCGGGTGGTCTTATGAATCTTGTTTCAGCAGGACAACAAAACATTATATTAAATGGTAATCCTACAAAATCCTTTTTTAAAAGCACATATCGCCAATATACCAATTTTGGGCTTCAAAAATTCAGGGTAGATTATGAAGGTAGTAAGACACTACGGTTAGCCGAAGAATCCGTATTTACGTTTAAAATTCCTAGATATGCGGATTTATTAATGGATTGTTATTTATCGGTTGCGTTGCCGAATATATGGAGTGGAATTTTACCACCCCAACAAATAACTGAACAAACTATATATCAAGGGCTTGGAAATATCGCGCAGTGGGCACCTTATGAATTTAAATGGATAGAAAACATTGGCGCAAAAATGATATCCAAAATTAGTATTACTTGTGGAAATTATACGTTACAAGAATACTCGGGGGATTATTTGTTGGCATCCGTACAACGCGATTATAGCGTTACTAAACGCGAATTATTTAATCAAATGATTGGACAAGTACCCGAGTTAGTTGACCCCGCTAATGCTAATTCGCGTATCAACTCGTATCCTAATGCGTATTATACGGAAGATTTAGCGGGTCCCGAACCATCTATTCGTGGAAGAATTTTATATATACCTATTAACAGTTGGTTTGGATTAAAATCGCAAATGGCGTTTCCATTAACATCCCTTCAATATAATGAATTACACATAAACATTACATTTAAACCTATAAACCAAATATGCGTAATTCGTGACGTGATTGATGCTACTAATAATTATCCTTACATATCACCCAATTTTAATTCATGGTATATGCAATTTTATCGGTTTTTACAGCCACCCCCCGACGTGTATATGGAAATCAATTCCTATTCAGACACAAGAACTTTATGGAACGCTGATGTTCATTTAAACTGTACATATTGCTTTTTATCTGAAGATGAAGAACGCATATTTGCATTACAAGAGCAAAAATATTTAATCAAACAAGTCAACGAAAAAATATTTCATAACGTGACTGGACCAAATAAGATAGAATTGGAGTCGTTAGGATTGGTTTCAAATTGGTTGTTCTATTTTCAACGAAGTGACGCCAATTTAAGAAATGAGTGGTCGAATTACACAAACTGGCCGTATAGTTACTTACCAGTAAATGTCATGCAGGCACCAACATCAGGAACATATACGGTTTATAGAAGTATCAATGGGGTTTTAACACCTGTGGAAATTGGTCCCGGAGTTAATCCAGACGGCACATTAACTGGCATGCTTATAAATCAGCCGTACAATCCACAAAATGACAAGTTAATACTTGTGGCGATGGGGATTTTGTTGGACGGGTCTTATAGAGAAAACATTCAACCCGCTG